TACCAGCCCTCCGATCCTGAATACATTGAAATGGGACTGGTGTTCGATCAGGTTCCGGCTCCGCAGTATGCGTGGGTAGGAACTCAAGATCCGACTGCAATTAAAGCCATTACTGTAGATTCCAGTTACGCCGGCACGCTCTGGGCGCTGAACGACACGTTCCTCATCTCTCAAAGTGGCGCTTCCTTCGGTTATGGCAAGGTGACTGGCGTTTCAGGCGGAGTGGTCACATCGGTTCAGGCCATCTCCGGCCAGCAGGGAACGGGTTATTCCATAGCAGCAGCCCTTACTTGCACCGCAGTCGCTCCGAGCACCGGCATCAATCTTGAAGTCAATATCACCGCAATTGGTGAAACTCCGCTCCAGGCGGTTACTGCTTGCCGCGTCCAGAATCCGAACTGGTATCTGGTCAATAACACCACAGCTACCGACGCTGACAACGTGGCGATTGCGGCATATCTCCAGAGCGCCCAGCCCGCTGCGCAATTGGTTTACAGCACTCAGAGCGCATCTGCGCTAGTCGGAACCACCGGAAACGTGTTCTCGCTCATCAAGGCGGCGAGCTACAGCCGAGCGCATGGCGCTTACTCCACAATCCAAGGTGGTTTGGCTCCCAATAATGCCTACATCTCTGGCGCAATCATGGGGAAGGCTACGGGCCTCAACTCTGGCCTCGCCAACAGCAACTTCTCTCTTGCCGCGAAGACGTTGATCGGAATCACGACCGAGCCCCTGACACAGGCTCAAATCGATGTCTTCGCCGGAACTCCGGGACTCGGCTTTGGCAATAACGGCAACAGTTACAACAATTACGCCAATTCTTATGACTTTTACTATCAGGGCGTTAACGGCAATGGCTTTAACTTCATGACCGTTCTTGGCCTTGACATGCTGGCGGCAGATTGCCAGATTTCGATTCTTAACGTCCTTCAGTCGCTTCCATCGATTCCGCAGACCGATCCCGGCCAGGCGCTTATCTTGAATGCCGTGCGCGGGGCCTGTAGCCGCTCTGCTTATCGCGGATTCATCGCAGGTGGAGTGTGGAACGGTATTGCCATCCCACTGCTCCCTACCGGAGGCCTGACGCCGCGCACAGCACTTGCAACAGGCTATTGGGTTGGTTCCTCGTCCTTCACTACTCAGTCGAGCGGGGACCGTGCGCTGTTCAAGTCGATGCCGGTTTATGTGGCCGTCATTTTGGCCGGAACGCAGCAGAGCTTTACCATCGCAGTGAACGTGCAACAATGAACAGGAGATTGCAATGGCCAACGGAACAACGACCTATTCCTTCAAAGACCTAACCGGGGCGATTGCCTCTCCTCTCGCTGGCCCGTTTATCTTGGCGGGCGGCGAACTCGGAAGCGGCAAGATCAGCGTTGAAATGACGCATGAGTGGACTGAGCAAGACGTGGCTAATGATGGCGCCGTGATGGTTTCTGCATCACCGGGTCAGAATGGAATGGTAAAAGTTTCCTGCCAGCAGACCTCTTCAATCAATGCCTATCTCAAGGCTGCGCAGAATCTCCACCAGACCGATCTGATCAACGGCAATTCGAGCCTTTGGGCATCCTTGGCGCTCGACTTGCAGAATCCCGTGACGGGCGATCAGAACGTATGCACCGGGGTATCGTTCTCGAAGAAGCCCCCGCAACCCTACGGCAGCAAGGGCGAGTACATTGAGTGGACTCTTTACGCTGCAAACATCGCTAACCAGTAAGCGGGGACAGAATGCCAGCCGATCACAAGGATGTCGTAATAGGCGAGAATCAATACTCCATCGGTCTGATGAGCGCCGCGGATGGAAGTTGGATATTCTCCACTTTCGTCAAGCGCTATCGCACGTTTCAAGAATCGCAGCCAGTAATTGCTCAGGCTCAGGCCGCTGTAGATGTTCCCGCAGTTCCCCCTGAAGTTGGTTTTGCCATGACTGCCCAGTTTCTTACCGAGCAGCTATCACGCGAAGAGTTGGCGGAAGTGCAGAAGATGTGCCTGGCGACATGCGGGCGCTACAGCACAAAGACCGGAATTCCGATTGCGCTGCCTATCCTGTTCAAGGATGGGCGCTTTGCGGCATCCGATCTTGAGCATGATGGCCCGACAGTTTTGGAGTTGACTAAGCAGAGTATCGCTTTCAATATCGCCCCTTTTTTTCCCGCAGCCGGATCGAGCGAGACGCAGATACCGGCGGCGGATTCGAGCCAACCGAATATCCAACCCTAGACCCCTTTCTGTGGAGGCCGATCAGTGCGGGAGTTTGGAGCCATCAGGACGTTGTTCAGGGAAGGTTCAGTTTCAGGGATTTGTGCGACATCCACGAATACCTCGATGTAAAGGAAAAGAATGAGGCCGACTTCCGCGCGTGGAGAGCGGCGCAGGAGCGAAACTGATGGCCGACGTTATCAAGTCCTACCTTGTATCGCTCTCCGGCCAAGTCGATCAGGCATCTTTCAATAAATTTGCCGCCACTCTGACAGGAACAAGCAAACTGGTTTCCTCTACGGTGGGCGGCATCGCAGGTGATCTCCTTAAATTTCAAATTGCAGGGACCACGGCGTTTGCGACCGTGGGCTTCGGCATTGTCGCGTACATCGACAAATTAGGGCAGGCCGACCTAAAGACGAAGCTCCTGGCCACACAGAACATGATGAGTGTGCAGCAATATCGCGCGGTGTCCTCTGCGCTCGATGTGCTTGGCGTAACACTCAACGATGTATTCTTCGGAACCAAGGAATTGCAGGATCGCTTTCACATCCTGATTGACGATCAGAAGCAACTCGCAGCAATGGCCGGCCCAAACTTTGAGACTCAGATGCAGCAGGTTCGGGACGTGACGTTCCAGCTACAGCGCCTCGAATTGAAGGGCCAGTATTTCGGCATGAAGTTCGCCTCTGATCTTCTGGAAAAGTTGGGATTCGGCAAGGGCGGAATAGTTGTTCAGCTAGAAAAGCTAAACGACTTCGTAATGGCCAATATGCCGCGCTGGTCTGATGAGTTGACCACGGACATCATTCCCGTCCTTAAAGACTTCTATGACATTCTCAGAGATACGGGTAGTCTCCTTCTCCAAGTTGGCGTTGATTTTACGCACATGATCGGCGACATTGCGGGCGATCAGCAGTTAGCCAATAGTGCCGGATCGTTCCATGATTTCGCGCGGGCGATTGAGGACGTATCTCACTGGGTTGCGGAACTGCTTCACCTGATGCTGGGTCTGGAGCGGGTTGTGGCAGGCACCGTGGGCGCGGTTATAGATACGGCGTCCGGCGTGGCCTATTTCATCCAGCATGATCCAGCCGCGGCGAAGGCGGCATTTAATAGCGCGGCGGACCGCGCCGTCTTGGCTGCGCACGGATTTGAGGGAATTGGCGCAGTTTTGACCGGCGGCGATACGCTTGGGAATCCTCTCGCTGGCCCGTCGATGCCATCGAACGATTCTGACTTTATGCGGCTGATTCATGGCGTTGCCCAGGTTGAATCAGGCAACCGTCAAACAGATCGGTATGGACGCACAATCATCGGCCCCGCCAATCCGAGCGGAGAACTTGCAATAGGACGTATGCAACTATTGCCATCGACGGCGCGAATGTTGGGGGTTGATCCATACGATGCTGCGCAAAATCTCGAAGGCGGAGAGCGCTATCTAGCGCAATTGCTGACGAAGTATCGAGGCGACCTGGGCGGTGCGCTTGCAGAATATGGCGGCGCAAAGTCGCAATACAGCCCGCAAGGACAAGAATACATCCGCAAGGTAGAGGCGGCCGCGGGAATATCTGTGGGTTCGATCATCGTCAACGTTCCGCCATCGGCCATGACGCCTCAGCAGCACGTCCAGGCAGTTAAGGAAGGCGTTAGACTGGGAATTGATGAACACACACGGCACCTACTCGTAGCGCTGAACGGGGCATATCAATGAGCGGAGGCGGAATCTCACTCCCGGCGCTGAATGCACCCGCGATCTCAGGCGCGGGCAGCATCATTGTCTATGCGGCCTCGAAAGCTGGGCAAGCGGTCCAATCTGCTAATAACAACGCGCTGTCCGGCCAGACGTCAGGGCAGGCGGTCCAATTCCGGCCTCCGCAATGGTCGCAGCCTGCTTTGACGATGATCACCGTTCCAGCGGCTTATGCTGGGGCCATCAACCCGAATGCTTCTACGAATCCAAATGCAACAAACCAGACGATCAATCCGACTACGCAGCAGAATGGAGTTACAACTTATAGCGTCACTGATTCCCTGAATCCAAGCTCTACTCCTCCTAACGCTGTCCCGCAAATGCTGGTTTTCGATGCAGTCATGCGGGCCTCGCACTCCCAGCGCGCGCGTCCTACGCTGCATCCGATTCAGGACAATGCGAATGTCACTGACCATGTAGTGCTTGAACCGGCGCGGCTGATGCTCGATATTCTAATGACTGATGTTCTTCCGCCCTATGCGGAAGGCCAATGGGTCGGGAACGCATCGAAGTCGATTGCTTGCTTCACTACGCTGGATAACCTGCGTGCGGCTCGCGTTCCGCTGGTCGTAACCACGCGGCTCAAGAGCTACCAGAACATGATCATCGTGGACATCACTCCCGATGACACGGTGAAGACGCGCTACGGCTTGCGGGCGACGGTTGAACTACAGCAGATATTTCTTTTCAACGTGGCTACATCCGTCACCAGTGCGCGCACGCAGACCACAGGGAGCACGGCCCTGGGACAGACGGCAGTTGCTCCGGTACCGGCAGGCGTTGTATCGCAGAATGGGGTTCCGACTTCCTCCGCAATCCAGCAACAGACGGGTACAGTGATCGGCGCTGGCAACTGGTCAGACAATAACGTGAGTCAGTTAATGACATTCCTGCGGTCAGGCGGAGGGGGAAGCTAATGGCGCAAATCATCCCGCTCTCGAATGCTCCTAACCAGACTCTAAGCGTTGCGCTGAATGTAGATGGCGCAGTTCTGCGCCTGAACTTGTTCATCACATACAGCGAAATGGCTCAATACTGGCTAATGAGCATTTTCGATTCGCGGAACAATCTGATTCTTTCCTCTATTCCGCTGATCACGGGGAGTTGGCCCGCGGCGAATCTTTTGCAACAGCAAGGTTATTTGAAGATCGGCAGCGCCTTCGTAATCAATCTTGGGCAGGTCCAGGATGACTATCCAACCGCAAGCGAACTAGGGTCTGGATTTCTCCTGCTTTGGGGAGACACCGCCCAGTGAATAGTCAATTCAATAACGTCTCGCAGATTCCTAACTTCGGTCAGGCGTGGAGTCTTACGGTCACCAATCCTCCCGACGCAACGGGCGTCTCGCAGACAGCCACGCTTGAGGCAATGGCATGGACTCCAGAGACGATGCGGATTGTGTTCGAGGTCAATATTCTTGGCTACTCATCTCACGCGACATTCTGGACTGCGCGCATCGAGCTTTATAACCTCAGTGCAGATCAGGCGCAAAACTTCATCTATGGCCAGGGCGCAACCGTCTCTTTGAGCGCGGGCTATCAGGCTGGACCATTCGGAGTGATCTTTCAGGGTGTGGTCTATCAGGCGCTTTATGAGCGTCCCGATGTAGTCGATTCCAAAGTGACGCTGATGTGCTACACGGGCCTCGAAGAGACAATAGCCAACTTCGCCCAGTTCAGGGGAAATGCGAGCATGACCCAGGCCGCGCTAGTGGCGAAGATGTGTGCCGGTGCCAACGTCCCGATTCCAATTGATCCCGCCTCGCAGCCAACGCTTGATGCACTCCCGCAGACGCAGCTCCCGCGCGCCCGACCCTTCTTCGGCGATCCTCACAAGTTCATTGATGATATGGCGACGGCGAACAACCTGCAATCCTGGTACGGTTCAAATGGGGTTTCAGTGAGCACGATGGCCGATGCCTATGCTGTATCGACCATCACATACACGAGTACGACCGGGATACTCGGTGTTCCTCAACAAACGCAGGATGGCGTTTCCCTGGTGGTCGCCTTAGACCCACGCCTGCGCGTCACTGTGCCGCCCATGCAGATCAACATTGCCAGTTCAATCATCCGGCAGTATCAGTTCACGCCGCCCGGCTACAGACCGATTTTGGACCCCAATGGCCTCTACCTTGTAAACGGTTTGCAGTTTCGGGGCGATAGTCGCGGCAATCAGTGGGAGACGGAGATTACCGCATTGACGAGCATCGGAGGTCGCGCAGCCTATGTCTACGCCGCCACAGGCGGTGGTCCTGAATTGGATCGGAGGGCCGCGCGATGAGCAATACCCCCATGATTCCGATTCAGCATCGCCTCAGCATCAAGTCGGCTCCGATTACGCAGGCGCTGCATCAATTTGAATGTTCACTCCGCGTGTCAATACCTGCAATCGTGGTTGCGAATCAAGATGGTAACGCCTTTAATGCCGATTTCCAGACGGTGAGCGTTCAGCCAGCCATCCAGGAAGTGATTCGCAAGAGCGCAGTTCCAACGCTGACCACGCTGCCTATCTTAGATGATGTTCCATTCGTGATTCCTCGCGCCGGTGGATGGTCTTTGACACTGCCAATTGCCGTTGGGGATGAATGCCTGGTGGTGTTCGCCGATATGGGCATCGACATGTGGTGGCAGAACGGCGGACTGCAAAAGCAGCCGGACGGGGTTCTTTTTCGCCACGATATAGGAGATGCGCTTGCCATATTTGGGCCAACCAGCAAGCCGCGCAAGCTTGCTGATTACTCGACTACCAGCGCGCAATTGCGCTCAGACGATGGAACAGTGGTTATCGACTTGGCTAGAGATGGCATTACAATCACCGCTCCTGCGGTCACGGTGAATGCAATTGGTCTTGTAACGATCACGGGAGCAGATGTTTCGATTACGCCGTTGGAAGGAGGGACGTTCTAATGCCGTCGATCTATGTCCCACTTCAGGGAACAGCGGCGGATTTGTCTATGCTCCCCTCGACAGGGAAAAAGGGGGTTATTGCTTACACAACCGATACTCAGGAAATCTACACAGATACTGGTTCTGGGATCGGCATTCCTGCGGCATGGAAGCTCCAAACTGGAGGAGGATCAAGTGGCGTAGCCAGTCTCAATTCTCTCACTGGAGCATTAACCCTGGAATCTACCGATTCCAGCATCACGATCACGCCGAGTGGAACGACTATAAACTTGAAGGTGGCTGGAAGCGCAGGGCCAAACTTTGCCGACAATGAGATACTCGCAGGCAGCGGTACGGCGTGGACATTTGTCAACGCGCCAATATCCGCTCTGCCAGTTTCAACGAGCGTTCATCTTTACGTGCAGGAATACAACGGTGGGCCGTTTGTTCGTTTGCCGCCGACCGCGA